TGGAGCAGTCTGGTGCTCGGGGTGATCGTCTTCTTTTTCTCCCTGCGGTGCTGCTCCCAGTCTTCCCAAGCCTCTCTGAATTCGTCGGTGTCGAACGCAGTATCTATGTTATTCTTCCTTAGATACTCTTCAGTTATAATAGTAGGGTGCAGATTCTGCAGGGGTACCCCGGCAGTTTCTGCAGGGGTGGGGTGCAGTTTCTGCAGGGGTGCAGTTTCTGCAGGGGTGCAGTTTCTGCAGGGGGTGTATACAGACGTTTTCCCGGTACGCTTTCGACGGGTAACCAACTTGCGCTTGACGAGCACCTTCAGACAGGCCCTTGCCGTCCTCTCGGAACATCCGACGTCCTCGGCCAGCCGTGCTGCAGAAGGCCATGCATTGCCGCTATCATTCCTGGCGTAAAGGTCAAGCCTGGCATGTAGCAGTTTGGCCGTCTGTGGCAGTGTGGCGTCTGATGCTATGTCAAGGTACATGATCATGTATGGTCTCACCGGAGGTTCCGGCATTGCTTAGTCCTCGGTGTGGGTGTCTTCTTCTTCGGTGATGTGCGGCCAATTGTTGTGGCTGGTGCGCGTCAGTTGATCCCACCTCTTGAACTCGATTAAATGATATTCAGAGATGAGCTTGGCCTTGCGCCATTGCTCGATTTTTTGCTTGATCTCGCAGCAAGCCGCACTGAGCCATTCCTTGGTAGCCGTATGGCAACAGTCACATAGCGTAATCAAGTCTAACTCAGCCGCAGACGCTGGATGATTCGTCAGATATTGGATGTGATGAACCTGCGTTCCTGGGTCCGCGCAAATTTGACACGTTGTGTCGTCCCGCGCTCGGATCTTGACTGACCGACGCTTCCACTCCGGCGTGTCGTACAGGTCCCAGTACCACTGCATTTCTTTCTTGTCCGTCATGTCTACTCCATCCCCGGCCACAGGTACTTGACCGTCACCCCGAGCGCGTCTGCGATGGCCTGCGCGGTCTCGGGCTTGGGGTCTACTCTCATGCAGATTGCGCGGGACACAGTAAGCCGGTTGACGCCAGCCAACTCGGCGAGAGCTGTCCCGGTCATTCCGCGTCGGGCCATCGTCGCAACGAGTTTTGGATTGCGTCTTCTCATGTGTCCTCTGTGAGTTTCATATGGTACACTGTACACGGGTCCTGCGGCGGTGTCAAGAGTAGCGACGCAATTCGTCCACTTCCTTTTGCAGCCGGTCAACCCGGTTGCTCAACATGCCGATGCAGAAGGCCATGGAAACGAGCATTCCCAGAATGATCCACTGCATGGTCATCTCACCCCTCCTTCTTGGCCAGCCCCTGTAGCAGTTCACCGTTACGCAAACTGGAACTAAGGTTAAGGCACAACATGCCGATGATGAATGACTCCCCGCATGGCTTGCTGTTTGCCCACAGGGCAATGCTTATCAGACACGCGACGTTGCCGGCACACAGCCACCATGTTTTCATCTCACTCCTCCAATCTCAGAAAGCAGAACGTCGAAAGCTCAGTCCGTCAACAATCGCCATGCGAGCGCAGCCACTGCCGGAACTTGGCCGTTGCCAATGGCTTTAATGCGGTCCACTCTAGTGGAATGCCGTTCAGAATCTCCATAAAGGGCACGGTCAGCACAGGGAGTCGGCCAAGCCTTTTGTGCCGTTCGTGACCACTCAGGGTCGCCAGGTGTGGGTGGGTATGCACGACTGCCCAAAGACCCGCAATGTCGTTCAGGTTGAAAATGCCTCCGGCACTTGTCTTCTTCTCTCCCCGGTGGCGTTGGCGCACCCGTTTCCAGCAAATCGGCTGGTAGTCGTTGGCCCTCGGCGTCGGCCACAATCCAGATCCGGTCTCTCTTATGAGGTGCTCCGGCATCGACTGCGCCCACAACTCCCCATCGCGCATCATACCCCAACGCGGAAAGGTCTCCGAGAACTCTTCCAAGCCCCCGGCTAGTAAGCATTGGCGAGTTCTCCACGAACACGTGTCGTGGTTGTACCTCGCCAACGATCCGCGCCATCTCGGACCACAGTCCGGACTGGGCTCCGTCGATTCCTGCTCCCTTTCCTGCTGCCGAAATGTCGGTGCAGGGAAATCCCCCACTGACGACATCGACGCTTCCTTTCCATGGCTTGCCGTCGAAGGTCCGCACGTCATCCCAGATCGGGAAGGGCTCAAGGATTCCGTCCCGTTGTCGGGCAAGGAGGATGCTTCGGCAGTAGGGATCAATCTCGACAGCACAGACGGTGCGCCATCCAAGCAACAGCCCTCCCAGGATGCCTCCGCCCCCTCCAGCAAATAGTGCCAACTCATTCACTCCCCCCACCGCACCCGAGAGGCAGACTCGATGGCCTTGCGCTTGGTGTTGCACGTCTCCCACTCGATGCCGCAGCAGTTCCAGGCAACCCAGTAGCCGGACCCGGACCCGTGCCCGCTCACCATACCACACTCCCCATCCCCGCACTTCGGACACTTGGGGAGCTTCTGCACGGGCGCGGCTGGGGTCTTGAGTTCCTCGGGGGTTAGGGGGCGCCAATACTTCCAACAATCGGGGTTGTCCCTAACCCATACCGCAGTGCGTGGCCAATGACCAACCCCGTGGTCGGGGTCTTCAACGATTACCACCCCATCCCCCTCGGGAGGCTGGTCCTTGCACGAGTACCATGTATGCTCACTCACGCTCTCTCTCCCTCTTGTGCCTCTCGGCTCTCTCCACGTATTGCACCGCATTGCGCCAGTTCTTGACCCCGCTAGCCTGAAACGCCTCGTCCAGGGGCATGCACTCGGCCTGGATGCACACGCGCTCTAGTAGATCGTAGTCCCAGATCCGCTCGGCTATCTCGGGGATGGGCTCGGGGTCCATCAGAGGATGTCCTCGTGCTCTCGGACCATGTCCCGTTTCCAATTCTGGTATCATTACTCTGCTTGTATACCTTGCGGTCATCGGAGTGCCTATGCTCAGTCATACACCGCACAATGTCCTCTCTGCTCGTGGAGAGCCTTCCGCACCGGTTGCAGTACCATGCGAGTCGTTGCGTCGGTTCCATCCCTCACCCCTCCCAAGTACTACGAATCCCACCAGCGGCAATGGCACACAGCACCAACATGCCCAGGCAGGCACACGCGGGGCTCCGGTACCTGAATGCCAGGCCAGTCAGCCCAAGCCACACCATGCCGCCTGCGATCATCTTGAGGCACATTTGTCAGCCTCCGCATGTGCCCGCCGTTCCGCCGCCGTCGATGCTTCTGCCTCGCGTTCCATACTCTCAGCCCATGCAGTCATGCAGGCTATCGAGCAGAAGTGCAACTGGCGAGAGCCCCAATACTCGAACGGGTGGCCGGTCTCAACCTTGTACCAACGCGGCAGGGGGCCAGGCTGGGCCAGGTCTAGTTTCACGGCTATGGTCTGACACGCATCACACTGCGTCTGTGCTGGTATTTTCATCACTCCTCCTCTAACATGCGGTCCAGTGACGCGTCTCTGTCTTTGCGGTACTGTTTGCGTTCTGCTTTCGAGAAAGCCCGTCCGCGTCTAAACATCTCGTCCCGCTCCTCCTTCTCGGTCACACGGGGAGGCGCGCTGACCCACACGGCAATGAAGAACATCGCCAGGAAGCCAGCACCGAACCACAGGAGATTGCCCAAGGTTGGCCAGGTCATTGCTGGCCTCCCAGATCCGCCAACGCGGACACCTCGGCGCGGAATGCATCGTCCACCAGCAACTCCGCAGCGATGTCAGCCGGGATCTGTTTCACGCTCGTGTATGCCTTGCCCCGGTCACGCAGTGCGCGGACTACCAACTCAGGAGGACCGAGCGAGGACACGTCAGCATGCCAAGGCGGGTCGCATCTCGCCCAGGATTCTGAGCATGTGGGCTTGGGGTCCGTCGTTGTCGATGCCGGAGGACCACCCGGCACACGGGCCTCGGACACTGGCGGGGGCTGGGGGGCGTCGGTGACGGTGACGCTGGCTGCGTCGATGGTGATGGAGTCTCCAATCTCGCCATCTCGCACCTCGGTACTGGTGACGTCCTCAAAAAGCCACTTGCGTGCCTTCCTGATGGCTTTTCCCACGGCTTGGTCAACACTGCCCTCGTGGATGTTCTGCACCGGGATGTCGATGGCCTGCTCGTTCTCCTTGCCGTGCCACGTCCAGTAGATCATCACGGGCACGATGCCCTTCTTGCCGGCTGAGTCCATGCGAGTCACGCCGGGGACGATGGAGTAGGTCAGGTCGGGGATGTCGTGGAGCTTCTTGAAAAGACCCTCCTTGGTCACGTACATCTGACCCTTGATGATGTTGAACTGATTGCCGACCATGCCGAGGCCAGAGATCAGCGCGTGGGTCGCGCATTGCCTGACCACCGGCCAGTCGTACATGGGCTGGTTGTCCTTCTTGTCGGTCTTGAATCCGAGAGGCGTGCCAGCCAGTTTCGAGATGCTGTCCTTGATCTCTTCGGTGTTAAGCCACTTCTCGATCTCCCCGACGAGCTGTGCGGCCTGGATTGCCACAGCGAAATCCGCCTTGGTGCCAAAGACATCGAGTGCCTCGGCTTCCTTGCTCAGTCTTTCGATCGCGGTGATTGCCTCTTCGCGCTTTGCTACTTCGTTTGGCATGTCTACACCTCCATACATCTGGTTATCGTTTGCACCCGGCAGAGTTCGCAAACCCCGCACCGGGTTGGACGTGGGTCGTCGTCTTGCATCATCTCGTGCATCTGCTGCACGGTCGCATATGCGTCCTTGAGAGCCTCAGATAGTTTGTCCTCGTGCGTGAATCGGTAGATCGCCACGCCCGGGGGATCTTGCTTGGTACAGGCCACAATGGCGGGCTCTGCGGCATCAAAGCCTTCGTAGTTTTGGCGCAGGATGTCGCGGTACATGGCCATTTGCCAATGGTACTCATAGGCTTCGATCCAGTGCATCTTGCGCCAGCCATCACGAGTAGCCACCCAGTCCTCTTTGTCCAGTTCCGCGCAGGACTTCAAATCCGAGAACCACTTGCGGGTGTGATCGACGGCGTCAACCTTGCACCGGACGGGGATGCCGTTGAACTCGCCCGTCAACACCACCTCGTGCTCCCCCTCCAGCCGTTCCATTGCCAGGGGCTGGCGCTCGATGGCCCTGACCATGGCGTGGCAGTGGCGGAACGCGGCCTTGGGATCGCCCTTCTCGTGCCCGTACTTCTTGGATGCATTCAAGTACGTGTACTGAGGGTGCTTTGCGAGCCAGTCAGCGGCCTTCTCTGGCTCTAGCTTCAGGAGATGGAAGTAGGTGCCCTGATCCATGGGCTCGGTGGGCGGCCGCTTCCACAGGCCGCGCTTGCCCAGCAACCATGCCAGTTGGCACTCGCGGAACAGTTTTCGCCCCGAGTTGCAGAACGCCGGTAGATCGTGGTAGGGGTCGCGCATCATACTCCTCTGGTGAATTAACCGCCATCTCGGCAGACCTGCCCGCCCGGCGGCATGGCTTGGCTACTCGTCTGGCGACTGCGGTGTCAGGTCCGGTCGCCACAGTTTGGGTTGCGCGCCCACGCGATGCACGCGGACCTCCAGGTCGATGACGCCGCTTTTGATGTGGCGGCGCAGAGTCGCGGGTGTGCAGCCGAGGATTCGCGCGGCCTCGATTACGCCGACCCAGTTGGAGTGTAGCTTGTCCATGCCATCCACAATACCTGGTCGGGTTCCGCCGGTCAAGTCAGACGGGGCAACCTTTCTTCACTTTTTTTCACTTTTTGTTATGTTGGCCCTTGCAATGTATACCCGCTAGGTGTATCTTTAAGACATAACAAAGAGAACGGGGGCCCGCAGAGGCGGGGACAAAGAGGAAGGGGAGCCCGCGCATACCGACAAGAACAGCGGCTAGCCCTGAGACTCACCAAGGCGAAACACCCGCAAGGATGTCCGTCCGGTCTGGCAACCGGGCGCTGATGAAGCCTGCCACTACGAGGAGATGAGACGATGACATACCACACCACATGCTGCGGTTGCGAACGGAAGCTCGACGAGAACGGCAAGTACACGGCTCACACTGAGGACGGCGAGATGTTCTGTCGCAAGTGCACCGCTGATATGTCGCAAGTGTGCTGCAAGTGCGGCACGAAGCATCCGGTCTGGGACATGTACTACGTCGGTCCTGGTATCGGCCCACTCACAGACGAAGACGGCGTCGAGTGCGAGCGATGCCACGAAGCCGCGTGACCGAATACGAGGGCGCCAACCGGCGCCTCTTGTACTGACCCGCGGCAATCAAGCCGGGGGTCAGCACAGGAGAGAGACGATGAACACCGAGAAACATGCAGAATTGGACGTCGCCAGGTTGCGAGTGCGCTCCGCCCAAGGTCTCTGGTGGAAAGCCCAAGCGGAGTTCGACCTGGCCCAAGCCCGCATGACAGCCGCCCGGTCGGAGCTTGCCCAAGCCCGTGCCGCGCTGGTCACCATAGGCGCCGACATTGACCACTAACTCACTAAGGGGGCACGCCCCCCTGGTGAGCCCTCGCGGAGGGTTCACGAGACGGGCGAGCACAAGAGGAGATGGGACATGACAGCCACAACACAAGAACGAGCCGAGCAACTCGCGCACATGAGCCCTTACGCCATCCTCCCCGACGACTGGGAGCCGCCCCGGGCGCCGAAATGGACCAACATCAGCGATGAGTGGGGATACCGTGGCCCGGTCACTGTCGAAGACTACGAGGACATCGCCGCAGAGTTTGGCGAATCACTGACCATCGAAGAGCGCGAAGACGGCATCTACATTGACGGCGAACGGGTCGCCGAACACCTGGAGGACTGATCATGGGACAACGAGGCCGAAAAAGGTACGAGTCCAACATCGATGCGGAACTCTTCCGCCTGGCGCTCGGACTACTCCGGACAACCTACGCCGAAATGGCGAAGGCGTCCGGCTACAAGCTGGAGTCAGTTAAGCAAATGGCGAACGGAACCAACCCGGTAAGCCTGCGAATGGAGACCGCGCTCGCGAACATGGTCATCGGGCTGTGGAATGAGTCGGACCGGGTCCATCCGTTCCACAACCACCTGATCACCATTCGCGTAGATGGTCTCGACGTCACGGTAGTTGGCGGGAAGATCATGGGGTGCCGGACGGCGGTGTTGGGAGGTGGGGAATGACTTACGAGGAGTTCATCGCAGGCAAGGCGCGGACGGTCGCCCCGTGCGGGTTGACCGACGTGCCGAAACTCAACCCAATGCTTTTCGACTGGCAACGGGACATCGTGGCGTGGGCGCTCAAGCGCGGGCGCGCGGCCATCTTCGCGGATTGCGGGCTGGGCAAGACGCCCATGCAGTTGGAATGGGCTCGCCATGTGCCGGGCGATGTGCTCATACTCGCCCCTCTGGCCGTCGCCGACCAGACCTGCCTGGAGGCCGAGAAGTTTGGCGTGCCCGATGTCAACTATCGCCGGTCGATGGCGGATGTCACGCCGGGCATCACGATCACCAACTATGAGATGCTAGAGCACTTTGACGCCTCGGCCTTCGCGGGCGTTGTGCTGGATGAGTCGTCTATCCTCAAGGCATACGATGGCAAGACGCGAACGCGCATACTGGAGGCATTCGCGGATACTCCGTTCCGTCTGGCATGCACGGCCACGCCAGCCCCCAACGACTACATGGAGCTCGGCAACCATGCCGAGTTCATGAGCGCGATGTCACGGGCCGAAATGCTGTCTTGTTTTTTCGTCCACGACGGAGGCGAGACGCAGAAGTGGCGGCTCAAAGGCCACGCCGGGGACGAGTTCTGGAAATGGGTATGCTCGTGGGCGGTGATGATACGGATGCCTTCGGACCTCGGGTATGCAGACGATGGCTTCGTGCTGCCGGCGCTCACAGTAGAGGACCATGTGGTCGATGTCGATCACGATCCGGCCACCACCGGAACGCTATTCGCGATGGAAGCCAAGACGCTGACGGATCGACTCGGTGCCAGGCGTAGCACCATCGCAGAGCGGGTAGCATCGGTCGCCGCAATGGTCAACGCTACGCCGGGTCCGTGGGTCGTATGGTGCGCGCTCAATGACGAGAGCTCGTCTGTGGCGTCTGCCATCGACGGTGCCGTCGAGGTTCGCGGCTCACAATCGCTCGAAGTCAAAGAGGCAAACCTGCGAGCATTCTCGGATGGCTCGCTTCGCGTACTGGTCACCAAACCAAGCATAGCCGGGTTCGGCCTTAACTGGCAGCACTGCCACAACGTGGCGTTCCTCGGTCTCGGTGACAGCTACGAGCAGTATTACCAGGCTATCCGCAGGTGCTGGCGATTCGGACAGACGCAGCCGGTGACATGCCATATAGTGACAGCGAAAACGGAGGCGAGGATCGTGGCGAACATCAAACGCAAGGAAGCGGACGCTACGCGCATGGCCGAGGACATGGCCAAGCACATGTCCGTGCACAGCGCCGACATCGTCCGCGGGATGGCAAAGCCGGATAGCGCGAGCGTTTCCAGTAGCACCAAGGGCGACGGATGGGAAGCGATCCACGGGGACTGCGTGCGCGCGGTCTCGGCGATGGACTCCGACAGCATTGGGTACACGATCTTCTCGCCCCCGTTCGCCTCGCTCTACACCTACACCAATCTCCCCGAGGACATGGGGAACTGCAACAATTATACCGACTTCTCGGAGCACTTCGCCTACCTGATTCCAGAGTTGTTCCGCGTGACCATGCCGGGTCGGTTACTGTCGTTTCACTGCATGAACACTCCGACGCTCAAAAGCCGCGATGGCTTCGTGGGCCAGCGCGATTTCCGAGGCGAACTCATTCGCATGTTCGAGGCCTCCGGCTGGATCTTCCACAGCGAAGTATGCATCTGGAAAGATCCGGTCACGGCCATGCAACGAACGAAGGCGCTCGGGTTGCTGCACAAGCAGGTTGTCAAGGACAGCGCCATGTCGCGGCAAGGGATCGCCGACTATCTGGTCACCATGCGCAAGCCGGGAGACAACCCGGTCCCCGTGTCGGGCGAACTGTCCACGTTCGTCGGTGACCCGGCTACGTTCAAGCCGACCGGGCGCCTGAGTATTGACATCTGGCAACGGTACGCCAGCCCAGTGTGGATGGACATACGCCCATCCAGGACACTGCAATACCGTTCCGCGCGGGACCACAAGGACGACCGGCACATCTGCCCGCTCCAGTTGGACGTAATAGAGCGAGCCATGCAACTATGGTCCATGCCCGGGGATCTGGTGCTGTCGCCTTTCATGGGAATTGCATCCGAGGGCCATGTCGCGGTGACGACCGGGCGCCGGTTCGTGGGAACCGAACTGAAAGACTCATACTACCGGCAGGCGGTGAAGAACCTACGCATAGCCGAACGCGAGGCGGGCGAGGGCATGTTGTTCACAGCCGAGGAGATGGCACAATGAGCATCGCGAAGGCATACGCGGACGAACTGCAATGGCACACCGACCGGCAACCGCTGACGGGCGAGTCGTGGCTCCTGACCGGGAAGAAACTCGGGGAGGTGGACGAGGTGTCCTTGGATGGATTCTCTGCCGACGACGTGGAGCAGCTGTGCTGCCTGGCGATCCTCCGGTCGCTGCCCATCGAGCGCGTACCCAAGGTGCTGGGCGAGTACATCCGGCTCCGCGCGGACGGACACCACTGGCTCGCGAGACTCGAGGAGGGAACCAGATGAAGGTTTTCGCCCGAGCTGCACAGGCGACTCAATGGGTCTCGACCATTTGCCTGAGCTCATCGTCGCTCAGCCAGCGGTCATTAGTGTCGCTGTTGAAACTGAATCCGTCCGGTAGACCGTCCGCGTCCTTCCAGTTGACGTCACCCCAGCGATGATACTCGGGCAAGATCACGAACATGTCGTCGAGAGCCTTTGTGTGCCGGGCTTCATCGACGGACACCAGGCACTCGTGGAGCTTCTCGCCAGGGCGTATTCCAGTGCACTCGATGTCACATCCAGGTGCGATGGTCTTGGCCAGCTCCATGATCCCGAGACTCGGAATCCGGGGCACGAAGACCTCGCCACCCACCATGCGCTCGAGCGATAGGGAGACGAACTCAATGGCCTGATCCAACGTCAGCCAGAAACGAGTCATCCGTGGGTCGGTGACCGTCACCTTCCCCTGCTCGCGTTGCTGGCGGAAAAGCGGGATGATGCTGCCACGGCTGCCGAGGACATTGCCGTACCGGACGCAGCAGAATCGAGTGGCCCGGCCACCGGCGTATGAATTGCCCTGAATGAACAACTTCTCGGCGCAGAGCTTTGTCGCGCCGTATAGGTTGGTCGGAGACACGGCTTTGTCGGTGCTGAGGCCGATTACCTTCGGAACATTGCAGTCAATGGCGGCATTGATGACGTTGTGGGCTCCGAGGATGTTTGTCTTCACCGCTTCGAACGGGTTGTATTCGCACGCGGGCACCTGCTTGAGGGCGGCGGCGTGGATCACAACGTCCAGGCCCGCCTGGAAAGCACGGTGCAGGCGGCGCTCATCTCTGACGTTGCCGATGAAGAATTCCAGGCGCCTCTCACCTCGGAATTCACTGCGGATGTCATGCTGCTTGAATTCGTCCCGGCTGAAAACGATGATGCGTTCCGGCTGGCCATCGTCGAGCACACGCCTGACCAGACGACGCCCGAAGGAGCCGGTTCCCCCCGTGACGAGAATCCGCTTGTCTTTGAATGCTCTCATCCGATGGCGTGGTAGAGAAAGAGGCATGCGGTTGCCAGCGCGATCAGAACACCAACGATGGCAATGGTAGTTTTGGTCGTCTGGCGACTGTCGGCTAGGCGAGTCTCGATAGAGCCAACTCGGCCAATGATGCCAGGTTGGCCGTTGCCGTTCAGCGCCTTGTGGTTGTCATCAGTCAGCCGCTCAACGATGCCGACCGTAGTGAGGATCTTCGCGGTGGTATCACCGAGCTTGTCAATCTTCTCGCCATTCGCGCGAGCGGTCGCGACAAATGTCTCTATGTCTGCTCTGTCTTCTACAGTCATGCCACCCCCACCTGCTACGATCCCAGAACATTCGCGACCAGATCCTCGGGCGTCTTCCTGCCCTCGCTCCATTCTTCCAGCGTCCTGCGCGCACTTGCCACACGGGTCTGGTTCTCGCCGGTGTCCATGTTCCGGTCTTCGAGAACCTTCCTGGCGATGGCTGCGGCTTCCATGATATGCTCGGTCACCATGATAGCGGTCTCGTATGCTTCGTTGTCGGACGGCTCGCGGCCGAACGTCTCAACGATCTCGTGAAGCACGATGGCAACGACGGTGTCAATGCGAATCGCGCGGAGCAGGATGCGGAGCAGCATCTTGACCATGAGTGTCCTCATTTCTCGCGTATCGTGGTGTTGTAGCGGGCGCGAATGAATGACGTGGCCTTGGCCTCGTCCCATGCCTCGATGTGGGACATGCGAGCTGTGATACCGCCGAACCCGGTCGCCGTCAACGTGACGGGGAGCACATTGGTGCTGGTGACGCCGTTCTCGTGGACGTTCGCGCCATTGGTGCCCCAGTGGGTGGCTGCGGTGCCGTCCTGAGCATCGTACCAATATAGGTAGGTCGTCGGACCAAAGCTAGTGACCGTGATACCGCCATTGGCAAAATCCACATCGCCGACGTTGCGGGTGGCACCTGCCCATGTAATCGCGCGACGATAGCGGGATGTGTCGCCGTGGATGGGATCAGCTCGCAACAGGAGACTGGCATCTGGTACATGCTCGACCCAGTCTGTGACGATCTGGGCGTCGGTCCAGGCTCGCGACCACACAGACACGTCGGCCAGAACGAGGTTCCCGAATTGGGTGTTGTTGCTGCCGAGGTATGAACTGCCGGCGGCTGTGTCTATTGCAACGGTGGTCTCTGACCCAATGCTCGTCCCATTGACCCATATCTCGGCAGTAGTGCCCGTCTGGGTGATAACGATCCGGTGCCATTCACCAACTGTTAGAGTAGCGTCAAGGTCGATCAGCGCCTCGCCCACATCAGCCCACCACTCGACCTCGGTGGACCGCAACCTGACGGCCGTCTTGCCCCATGTGATCACACGTTCGGCCGTTCCTGCGAGTAGTTTGACGCTAAACGCCACGGTGATCGGGGTTGGGGCTGCCTGGCTGCCAAGGTCGATCTCGTCGTCCGTGCCGTCGAACTGCGCCGATCCGTCGTACTCGAACAGCGTGCCGCCAGCGGGTGTGCCGTCAACCGCATTTGAACTGGCGTCGTCTGCGGTGAGTCGGGTGTCGGGATCTGCCGATAGCCACGCGCCTTCGAGTGCGGTGTCCGTCGTGTCGGATTGGACAGAGTAGGGCTCAAGCGCTGCCGGGGCTAGCGGCCGGTTCAAGTGGAACAGTTCGCTCGCCTGCGCGGCGGTGAGTTCGACGTCGTAGATGCGGACGTCGGCTAGGAAGCCGTCCATATACTGAGAGCCCGAGCCCGATGCTAGCCGGGCGCCTATGCGGGTAGTAGTGGTCGCATCCCACACGCCAGTGAGCGAAGCATCAGTTCCTACGGCAGCCCCGTCCGCATAGTAGACGAGGGTCGAGCCATCGTATACCAGCGCGACATGATGCCACGCGGAAAAAGACAAGTCTGCGGTGCTGGATGCCTGAGCGATAGCTGCTATGCGGGCCAGTGGGCGCCACCCGGTTGCGCCTGCCTCGGTCTGAAACGTTAACGCGCCAATGGTGTTCTCTCTGGTCCCGATCATTATGTCGGCGGTGCCGCCAGCGTTGACGTATGCCCAACATGCCAGGGATTGAGGAGCGCCCTCTGGCAATGCCAATGCGCCGACAGCCACGAACTCATCCCCGGTATGGTCGAGGGCTATCCGTGCGTTTTTATCCGTGGTGTAGGCTGCGGTGCCAGACCATGCAGGCGTGGTGTTGTCAGTAAGGTCCCGAGCCTGCACGCCGGGGATGTAGACCAATGGGGTTGGCAGTGCCATCTCAGTCCCCTAATCGGACGATGGACAACGTGATATCGCTGGGGATGATGTTTTTGGACGCGGCACTGGTGCATCTACCCCACAGTTCGACGGTGTCGGCCGCACTCAGCGCCATTGGGTAGCACGGTTTCGCGGTGTCGCCAATATCGCCGCCCGTGCCGAGCTTGCGGGAGATCCGCGTGGCGGAGAGACTGGTCGCCCCGTTGTTGGTCTTGGCTTCGAGCTCGAACGTGGCAGAAGCAGAACCCGAGAACGAGGCACTGAAGCCCACGTTGTACGTGCCGGCCGTATTGACGATGATGTGGTTCTCGGTGTTGTCCGGCGTCGGTCCACTGGAGGCACCGTTGGTGTCAAACGATGCGACCTGATACCATGTATTCTGTGTCGCCATGTCCAGCTGCGCGGTGACGGTGATACCGGAGATCCCGGCGTATACCGGGGTGCCTGCGCCGGCTACTCGTTCGGTACCCATGGTTACGCCTCCCAGGCCGCTTTGAACGCGGCGAACGTGCTGACGTCGTACTTGAGCTGCAACCCGGCCCACCATGCGGCTTGGTCAATCTCGGCGAGGATCAGGTTGCGGACAGCGTTGCCCACACCGGGGACCGTAACACTGGCCAATCCTGCCTTGTATGCCGTGATGTTCGCGTAGGGCGTTGGGTCCAGTGCCAGGAGAGCGGCCTGCACCTTGGGAAGAGCAGACCATACGCGGCCAAACCCGCGCACCCGGTCGGAGCCATTGAGAACACCACCGATGGCGGCAGCATAAGACAGCCCGTCGTTGTATGCGGTGATGGCCCGCGCCACTGCGGCAGAGACCGGATCGGTGTCGGCGGCGGATGCGGCTGGAGCTTGGGGGTAGAAACTGCCCATATCTCACCTCACTTGCTCGAACGGAACTGAAACGAGACCGTCGCCGCGGTGCCACCAGACTCAGCCTCGAACCTGCCGCGCACCGAATGATACGGGCGGCTCGGTGCGGTCATCGAGTACGTGCCGATGGCGACCTGGGCCGCCGAGTCCACCTCGAAGAAGTTTGTCCCATCGAGACTGGCCTCGTAGGCAATGGTCACAGAAGTGAACGTCGCGGCGATGGTGTAGGCCACCGAGTGGAGCGTCTTGCCGCCCACCGGCACGGCCACGGTGAAGCCGGTCGCAGTGAGCTGTGTGGACGCCGGGAACACAGGCACGTCAGCCGCGAGGCTCTGCGGGGTCGTCTTGATGGACCCGGTGGACGAGTCATACGCTTGTGAGTTGGAACTGCCGCCAATCGCGATAGTCATCTAGTCACCTCTACGGCAATGTTTGGTAGTACACGGTCGCAGTGCCACCGGCCGTGGCCACCATTGAGATCGCCAGCGTACACTGGTCACCGGCCTCGACAGTCATCCAGCCCGGTGAATCGCCACTGGCGGGCGGGATAAACGTGGTTGACTCGGCCACAGCGGTCTCGCCGAAAGCCACGTAAACCTTCACGCTTCCGGTGTTCTGGAAATGGACGCCTTGGCGGCTCACGTTCTGTGTGAGCTTATCCGCTGCGGTGCCAGTTACTGCTACGCTTCCGCTGGCCATGTGATCACCCCTGTGGTACGTATTCGAGTTTCGCGGGGCTGGCCACGTGGACCGTTCCCACTCCTGTCGTGGTCAATGTGGCGGACAGCACCATGCGGATGTCCAGCCCGCGTTCTTTCGCCTCTGGGAAGGCGTACCAGAGCTCCAGCACGTTCGCCCCGGTGACGGAGATGGACCCGGCGAGATTGTTGTTGGCATCCAGCGTGATCGAGTGCCCCGCCTGTGTGGTGCTCGCGAAGATGGTCGTCCCGTGCCAGAGCCTGAAAATGTACGCGCCTGCCGGGTAGTGATTGGTCACTGTGACCGCTGCCGAGATCGTCAAGTCGCGCAGGTCGCCATACCGCCAAAGGTCGTTGGCTTCCAGGCGGCCGGGGGTCTGATGCTGGGTTATCGCGATGGTACTCATTTTACCCTATGCCCAAAACGTCAACCGAGGGTCCATTCTCAAGCATGGCGATCTTGCCCCGCTCTATGATGGCGAGTCTCTGCCGCTTGGCCATGGCGCCACACAGGGCGCCTGCTGCGACCGCTGTGTTGATGGCATCGGCAAGCATGATACCGAACTCGTCGCCCGCGTCTCCCATGGCCTCGTATGCGGCGGCGAACGCCTCGACCAGTGCCGAGTCCTCTGCATCTGAACAACCGCACGGGCGGTGCTCGGGCATGCCGGTCATGGGGCCGCCGGGTTGCGGAGGCGCGCCCTTGGGGCCGCCGTGACCAAATCCACCCACTCCCATAAACTCTGGCATCATGGTCCGACGTCCGTTCCTGAGATCCCTATCCGGTCTGGGAAAAACGCCTTGGTCTTGAACTTGTCGGCCTCGGCCTTGGAATTGTGTGGTCCAGACGTGAACGCGAAGCTCGTGATCTGTACCGGCTTGGACCCGTAGCCCGTGGCCGTGATGCTGCACACGCTCGTGTTGCTCACCAGTAAACGATCAGAACTCAGGTCTCCGTCTACGAAGAGCCAGCCGTTGGCTGTCGCTGGAAAACCTGTGTTGTCCACCAACGTGCTGGTGATAAAAATGAACTGAACCGTCTGGAGTTCGCTTTCCACGAGGCAATACCGTCGAGGCAGTTTCGATGTCAACTCGCCCGGTTCCCCGTCGCAATTGGGATACATGGCTCCCCAACGCCGGATGGTCAACCATTGCTCGTCAACGAAGTAAAAAAATGGCCACTCATACGGGCGCACCCAGTCGATGCGCTCGAAGATGGGGCACGGGTTGATCGATAGGTTGATGCCTGCCCGGTTGTGCGCCGATGCGTTGCCGTCGTTCCAGCCGAGACCGGCCGCGAGCGTAAACAGCCGCTCCATTCTGCTACTGTGAACCGTGAACAGCGGTCCCTTCTGCTTGTAGAGCTTCAGGTGCGCGCCTGGGTTCATGTGGCCACCGCAGACACTACAGCGTCCAGATCGAGCGATAGGTTGATGCCATTGTCGTTGTATGCCACGGAGCCAAGCCCATCGGAAAACTGGATGTTCCCGATCCACCGCATGAGTTGGTTGAGCACGTCACCGCGGACCCAGATGCGGCCCTCCTCGTCCTCCCGGTAGTAGTTCTTGAACTTGGTGGAGTTGGATGTGCTCATACCACCGTGCTCGTTATAGCGATCCAGTCAGCCGAAATAATGGTCCAGGTGCCTTCCTGCCGAGTCGTGCCATTGTTGTTGTCACTGAACGTATTGCTGTCGTTGCGCGCGGAGGCGCCCGAGTTCGCGTCGAGCGATGTGGTTCCACCGAACCGGATATCGGGAATGACGGTGGCGGTTATACTCAAGTTGGTACTGTCACAGGAACTTGACGCAAGGTCACGGAACGCCGTCAGCGTGTTGGTGATGCGAAAAAACTCCAGCGCCCCGGTCCCAAGGTTGGTGAAGTCCCAGCGGTACTCCCTGGATTCCTGCCAAGAAGTCCGATACCAGATGCCGTTGGCAATGTCTGGAAACCCGATACTCATATCACTCCCCAGATCCGTCAGGAACCTTCTTGTTCAGTTCCTTGATATTGCGCTTGATGCTCTCAAGCTCTCCCCACAGATCCGTCGCGGTCTTCGTCTTGCCCGCCTGCTCGCCTATTGCTCCCAGACGGTTTATCTCGCCACCTAGTTGGTTGCTCCTCCCGCGCAGAAAGTCGAGGCGCCTGAGTCGGCTCCGTCCTGACTTGCTGAAGTCTGAGAGCTTGGCCTTGCCCTGGAGCAGGTCTGAGAAATCTTCCTGGAAACGGGTATCCTGGCGCCGACGTCGGCGCAGACGCTTGCGCATGTCCTTTGAGGATGCCAGTTCCACGAACGAGCCAGTGAACTCGACATCGCCGGTGAGGGCGGCGACCTCCTGGGCTGCGGAATCCTTGAGCTTCTGGAGGTAGTCTTTCCGGTTCTCCAGCTTCTCCATGTTGATCTGGAACTCTGTGTCCTTTTCCTTCTGCTTCGCCTTCGTGAGATCAGCGATGATCTGGTTTTCCGCGACCATTCTTTTGGCGAACGCCACCCCGAGTTGTGCCTGGGCGGCCTCGTCTGCCGCGATGGCCTTATTGATCTCGTCTTGAAGCGCCTGCCCGCGCTTCGCTATCGCCTCGCGTTCCCGGCTGCCATCCTTGAACTGGCGAAGTGCCTTGTACCGCTGGCGTTCCGCTTCCAGGTCGTCCGTGCGGCGTTTCTCCTGGGTCTTGCCGACAGTGGCACCATGCACCACCTTCACAGCCGCCCCGAACGGTCCCAGTGCGGCCAGCTTGGCGACCTCCTTGAGCCCTTGGATGAGCGGACCCAGATCCCCCTGGGCGACAGCGGTCCAGAATCCCAGGATGTTGCCGGTGCCCACTACGAGTTGTGCGCCGACTTGCGCGATGACGTCCTTGGCTTTGGCCAGATCCTTAACGGTCTCGTCGCCAAGGATCAAGCCGAGACGCTTGGCTTCGGCTGCAAACCAATCCAGCCCCTCAGCGCCCGCTGACAGCATGGGCAGCAACTCGCGGCCAGCCCGACCGAACAGCCGCTGTGCAACGCCAGCCTTCTCGGTGCTATTGGTCATGGTGGACATCGTCGCAGCGATCTCGCGCCATAACTGGATCAACGGCTTCAGTTCGCCGTTCTGGTCTTTGACTTGGATGCCAAGGATCTGGAACGCCTCGGCCATCTCTCCGGTGCCATCGGATGCGGTAAGAGCATTGCGGGAGAGGTTCGCAAACCCGCGCTCTACGGCGTCGAAGCTCGCCTTGCTCTGCTCTGCCTGGAACCGTAAGCCCTGCAACGCTTCGGCGCTAACGCCGGTCTTCAGGGTAGCCTCGTCAATCTCGTCAGCATAGTCGATAGCCTGCTTGGCGAGTGCAGTAAACCCGCCACCGACGCCGGTGAGACCGATAGCGGAGATGTTCTTGACAAGCGCGGCAGTGGTCTTCTTGACATCCCGCGCGGCACGGCGGAAGTCGGTCGAGTCTCCCGTAAACCGCGCTCTGAGTTCGTTACGCAGGATTGCCATCGTGGGCCTTAAGCTCGGTAAACGCCGTCTCAAAATCCAGCGGGCGTTCGACGTTCTTCACGCCGCTGTTCGCGGCAGCACGGGCGGCTATTTGACCGACCATGGCCAAAGGGAGCTCCCACACGATTTCAAGCGGCTTGTAAGGCGTGACAGACGAGACGGTCGCGACCACCTTGCCCAGCCATTCTCCGTCGAAGGTTCTTCCGCTGGTTTTTTTTTGAGCCCGCCGGTCTTGGGGATCATGGCGAATCCATACAGGCTCTTGTCCAGAACCTCGCGAATCTCGTGGGCCACGGCCTCGGCATCGTATGGCGGCAGTTGCCGGCCGAACGTGGTGATGGCCGTTCGCAGTCGCGCCATGCCCTTGCCCGCCTTCTGCCGAGCTTCGAGCCACACGGCCAGGTGATCGGGGTCGTTGAGGCTTACCGCAATCACCTCGTCCAGTGACTCGCGGGCGAGGATCGCGTCATAGGCGGTGGTAAGATCGTCAGGACCGCAGTGTAGAATGTACAGCGCCACCTCGACGTCTGCGCGTCTCACGTCCTCGGTTTCGAGCAAGTCTGGACAAAACAACTCAAACAACACCAAGTCCGAGCATGTCAACGTGGGGATCGTGACCTTGCCAACTTCGCGAATGGACCCCAGCGCGAGGAGAGTCTCCCGGTCCATCTCGTTGTCTGTCTGGACGGTGGACACATCCATCATCGTGGGAACGGGTCCAGACGCAGAAGGCTCGCCTTCGGGCGCAATGTCCGAGACGAGCTTGGCGTCGTTCTGGAGTTCGGCAATGTCCTCTGGCATGTCGTCCCCTCGATTATGGCACTGTGTTGGTGATCCAGGTTTGTACGCTGATCGTCGCGCGCTTGTACTCGGTGTTGGATTCATTGCGGGCCACGCTCAACACCAGAGAGTTGACCGCCGTGGCGGATATGCTGATGGCGAGCTCGGTGCCTGCAACTGGAAGCGCGGTCTCGGTGTCTAGGACCACCTCCTGGCTTGCCTCGACGGAGAGATTGTACGCTGCGACTGCCGCCACATCGCCATTTGCGTCACGTGCCTCTGCGACCTCGACTGACTCGTTTTCGGTGAGCGATTGGGTGAGCCCGTAGGTGGTGGCCGCGGCGCCGATGTAGCTTGACACACCATGTTGATACGTTGCCATTGCGACCTCCTATGCCGGGATCGTGTTGGTGATCCATGCCTGACTCGATATGGTCAGACGTTTGTACTCGGTATTGCTCTCGTTCCTGGAGACACTGGTGACCAGCGTACTGCCGGTGTTGGACGCGGAGACCGAGAGCGTTGCCCCCGCTGCCGGCGGCGTTGCGGTGATGTCGAGGACCACCTCCTGGGAGAACTCGGCATTCAGATTGTAACTGGTCACCGCGGCCACGTCCCCGTCTGCATCCCGTGCCTCGGCAACTTCGACAGACTCGTTCTCGGTAAACGACTGCATCAGGCCATAGGTGGTGGCCGCAGCGCCAATGAAGCTTGTGATTCCGTGCTGATATGTGGCCATGGTTGGCGCCTCCTAATTGCGGTAGCAGAAACAGGTCAGGTCCACCGCGGTCTCTACTTCGTTGTCCTGCGAGTCGTCGTCGGTAATGACGCCGATGTGGATGTCCGACACGGTGTAGCGGCTCCCCACCTCGGCGTCAATCTTGGCCAGTGCCGCGGCTGTGCGCAGGTTGGCAATGACAGCCTCGCCCATCTCCTGAGAGTGCATGCCGACTGGGTCTCGGTCGATGCTGGTCAGGCAGGACACGCGCATGGTGATGTTCTGGAGCGCCGCCGAACCGTCGTCACCAGAGTCGGGTGCGATGTCCGCCGGCTGCACCACCACCGCGTGTGGGGCCTGGTTGCCGGGCGCGTCATGAAACGACAGGACGGATGCGTGGGAGAGCTGACTGTCTAGCGCCAGGCGCCGAACGAATGCGTCCGTGAGCAGAGACTGTAGAGATTTGTTCAGCTTCGCCATGTGCGGTTGCGCTTGTCTCGCATATTCTCGATGCTCTTGACCATGCGGAGGTTGACGGCCCTGAGTGCGCCGGGCATGATCTCGGCTTCATACTTGTTGGCGAACGGGATCTGGTTGGCGATCTCTCGCCATGGCTTCCACTCTGATCCGCCCTTGTCGGAGTCCGAATACTTGAGCTCGCCTTTGGTGGTGCCGCCGCTCACCGTTCGCTTTGGGGGCTTGCCGAGTCTGCGAAGAACGCCGACCCATCCCGAGCGAAGAAACCCACGGCCCGGGGTTTGGATCTTCGTGTTTTTCCATACCGGGGAAACAAACTCCTTGCCAGACTTGATCAGCCCCCGGTCGTGTGCGTTCTGCATGGACAACGGGACCGGCTTGTCGGTGATGGAACCATCGCGGCGCGTGACGTGTGCCCACACGGGTTTGACGAGCTTGGACCGTTTCCGCCAGTTGTTCCACGCGCGCGGCTTCAGGCTCCGTCGTTCATTCTGGTTCAGCTTGCGCTCGACGGTTTTCGGAGCGACCCGCGTCCGTCCCTTCGGGCGCCCTTTGCCACGCGGTGAGACGCCCTTGCCTTTCATGGCCTCGAAGGCGAAGTCACGGGCCGCGTTCTTGATCACGAGCTCTTGATCTCGGTTGGTTTCCTTTGCCATCAGGACCACAAGATCCTGAAAAGCCTTGACGTCACGGGGGTCGATCTCCACGCCAAACGACTTGGCAGATCCCCCCGTAACGCCGGTGTTTCTGGCAACAGCCATCTAGTACTGCTTCACCCCGATCATGGACACGGACGAGGATATCCCACCGTCCGCGGTGAAAATCGTGGTCGCCGTGATGGTCAGCGTGGCAGTGACGTACCGATTCATCTTCCGCGTGTCGAGCCTGATGAGCTCGTCAGCCGCGGCGTTGCCAACGCTGGTGAACCCGCCCCCGGTCACGTCTGCGAACGTGGTGCCGGCCGCGGAGTCCTGAATGGCAAAGGCGAGTGCTTCCTTGCCGTCGGTCCCCGTAGCGCCCTGGCTGACCAGGTGAAAAGCTACCTCACCTGTGTACCCTTTCAGGTCCACGCGCGAGCCGGTGGCAGTGAGGCTGTAGCCAGTTGCGGGGAGGCAGGTTTCGGATACTGCATTGAGTCCCGGTGCGATCATGTTATGGGTCTCCCATGTTGGGTCTGTTGTGAGTGCTCAGGTGCCGGTGACGTTGGTGGCGTAGCAGAACGCCTGCCCGTAGCGCCAGAGGTAGTCGATGTCCTGGAAGATGGTCAGGCGGATGCGGCCGGTGGCAGACGAGCTATAGGGGTCTACGAGCACGTCGATGCCGCCCCAGCTCGCCTGAATGCCCTGGGACCAATCCCCGAATATGATGGTGTTCGCGGCAGACTGGTTAGTGGACACGGCACGGAATCCGGCGATCTGACCATCGGCCCACACGAACTGAGCGGTGGACGTGGATTTGTCCTTGGCCATCAGCGTCGCGCGAACGGCCGGGGTCGTCACGTACACGGACGAGTCCGTGAGCGTATTGTCCTCGGCGTTCTCCTTCATAAAGCTCAGCATGTTCGCCCATGTCGGAGTCGCGGAGATCGTGGTTGTGTTGATGCTCGAAGCCGAGAGGATGCCCAAAGGCTGACCGGCGGTTCCGGCGCCCTGAAGTCCAGCCACGTCGATAGCGACGGCTGCGACCTTGGCCATGTCCTCACGCATCAGGCTTTCGATGTCGGGGCTCGCCTGCACGGTCATTCGACGGGATACCTCGGTGAGCACGCCATTGGTATGAGGCGTGAGCTTCCGAGAGCCGAACGTGGGCTGGCTCTCTGTGATCGAGTCGTCTTCGCCGAGCCAGTAGGAGGTACTGCCGGTGAGTTGGACGGGGATGTCCACATCGCCGACGAGGCCGGTCATGGACCGGAGTCCGAGTTGCGGCAGGATGAGTTGGTTTCGGAGCAACTCGATGAACGATCCGGCCATGTAGTCGGTCGCGATCAGGTTGCCGCCTGACGTACTGGCAAGGACGTCACGCTGTGCAAAGCGCGGGTCTGGGGCGGCGAGGACATCGTATGGAATCCGCATTCCCTGCTGCGCCCCGCTCGGGCTCTTGCGCGTGGCCTCGGTGCTGATTTCGCGATACCAGTCGTTCTGGTAACTGTCTTGGGGGTCCTGGGTGCGGATGAGCTCGATGAAGGAGAATCGCTTAACCTCCTCTTCACTCATCCCGATACGTGGGTCCTCGGTCTGCGGAGCCGGTTGCTCCTTGGCGCGCTTCTTGAGGATGTCCAAGACGCTGGCCTGGAAGTCGCGCAATCCCGTCCCCTCAGACGCTGCGGTGATGGCCTCGTCGGAGAGATTGTGCGCCTTGCCGATGGCGAGGATTTCACGGACACGGTTGCGGTCTTCTGCCTGGATGGACGCCTCGTCAATGGCGGGCGCCTCCGACGGAGTTTGAACGGTCAGTTCCTCGGGCATTTCGGGTGCCTCCTTGATTGTTTCCGGCTGGTCCAGACTGCGACCGACTCCCACGCTCATATCGGCGGGTATGCTGACGAACGAGATCTCGTGCGGGGTCCACCGCGCACGAAATGTGTCAGGCTCATCTCCCTCGCCTTCCTCGACGCGCTCAAGTTGGTCGATCTGATAGCCGACTGATATGTGTCTGCGGATACGGTCTTCCACGTCCTGGCGTGTGTCCTGCCCGAGCGCCGACTTGGAAAAGCGTACCACCGCTCTTCCTCTCCTGTCGGAGTCGATGCTCGCAGAGTCCACTACTCCAGCGTGGTCGGCCGTGTCGTGGTTGATCAAAACAGCCGCGCCGTCGTCCATGCGGCCCATGTCTACAGACTCGGCATCGTGGTCGAGCACCTCGAAGCCGAACCACCGCAAGACGGGCGCCTCTGACGAGAAGGCGACCTTGACAGTACCGCCTTCGGCGTCGATGTCTTCGGCGCGGATGGTGTCCTGCATCTCGCGATGCTGTAGGCCGTCACTCGCCAGGCGGGATAGGATTTCCTGTATTTCCGGCATTGTTTACCCCTTTATCAGTAACCACTTTTGTCAACCCGAACTCGGCTGCGAGCGTCTCGTCGGACTGGATGCGCTCGTAGATTTCGCGTAGTTCCATGCCCGACTGCTCGGCTACTATGGTGGTGTCATCCATCCACAGATTGCCGCGGGCGATCTCGTTCGCCTGAAGATCCTTGAGCGGGTCCACCCATGCCCAGCGGCGGGGCTGCCAGGTGTCCGCGTGAAACTTCTCCATCTTCGACAGCGGCAGGTTGCTCATGCCCGATGTCAGGAACATCTCCAGCCACACCGCGAAGATGCGCCGGTTCCAGTGCCGGATCATCCATTCCTGGTTCGCGATCCACTCGTCACGCTCGGCTAACTTGCCCTCTCGTAGGCTGGAGAAGTTGACTCCTTCCAGGTCGTTGGCCAGTCCGTTGTAGGTGACGCCCAGCCCCGAACTGATCCCCCGCAGAGCGCCTTTCACGAAGTCGGCAAACGCGGTGGTCGGATGAGTCGGGTCCCACTGAGTAATGTCCCAGCCGGTGGGCAGTTTCTCGAACGTGCCGGGGGAAACGTCTGTGACCGGCATATTAACGTCCGAATTATCCGCCTGGAGCTCTTCGCCGGGCATGTATTTGTAAAAACCCATCTTGCTGGCACCGAGGCGAGCGGCCACGGTCTCGGCTTCGATGTAGCCTTCGAGCATATTGAGCCGGGGCATGGATGCCGCAGCCCAGGAGATGCCGCGCACGGCGCCGGGTCGCTCGGTTTTCTTCAGGAGGATCATGTCCTCCCGGCCCACCCGCTGGCGTTTGTTTGCGCGGCGCTTGCTCGTCCAGTTCCCTGGATGACTGCCGTCCAGCCAGTACGCCTGCGGCACACCGAGGCTGTCCATCTCGACAGCCATGTACACTGAGCGCCCGCCTTTAAGCTCCTCGCAATACTGGTCATCTAGGTAGTCACCTTCGAGCAGACGCATCGTGAATCCATACGGGTTCTCGGCACCTTTCATCAGTAGGGAGATGCATTCGCCATCGCGGGCTGTGGAACGTAGCGCGAGCTTGCTGGCCTCGGTGAACGTCATTCCGCCGACTGTGGCGTAGTGACAAGACCAGTCGTGCCACGCCTCTTCGATGATGCGGTTAGCCCCGGTGTCGGGCGTGCCGTTGGGGTCTTTGATACGCATCTGAAGCTTGATGCCGCGCCCGATGACGTTGTTTTCGAGCATGCCGAGATATTTGCGAAAATAGTCGTTGTTCTGCTCCAGCGTCCGCGCGCGTTCGCGGATAGGCCGCAGCCCGCCCTTGAGTTCGGCGTTGGCATCGCTCGCACTAAACGCCCAGTCCTCGGTGAGGCGGGTTTTCTTGGCAGCATTCCAGGCGCGGGCATATGATTGCCGCCTTGCAGCCCTGCGCCCTGCCAGCCGTTTCAGCCGATCAAGAAACGTCATCTGAGGTAAACCTCACATATATCTTGTTGGTCGGTTGCTCGCCACGGCGCACCCGGCGTTTGTCCTCGTTGCGCAGAACGTCGAACTTGAGACGCTTCATCAGCTCGTATCGGGTCTGGAGTAGATCGGGGTCACGGGCCAGCGCGGCGTCAGACTTCATAATCTGGACGATGTTGTTGTACATCGCCTCGACGTCTGCCTCGACGTTGACCGAATGGTAGTTGGTGTCGGTGCTCGCCGGATCGCGGACGACACTGAGCGAATCTTTCCCCACGATGGCGCGGAAACTCTCGCCCGTTACAGACGCAGTCCACTCGTAATCGCCGGGGAGAAGGTTCGCGGTGTCGGTCGCTGCAATGTTGACCTCGAACGCCGATCCGGTGACAGTCGCCTGCACCGTCATCGACGAGGGTCCGCGCAGCGTGTAGGTGAGCGTCCAGTCGGACGTCGGGTAGGAGTCGTAGGTTTTTTGCCAGCGCACCGAATCGCCCTGGAAGAACTCCATAGGCTCGTTGGTTGCCGCGTCAAACGTCACAGCCATGGGCTGGCCTCCTGTAGATCGTGTGTCTACCAAAGGCCGAAAACGTCAACCTAGGGCAAAAAAAGAGCCCCGGTGACAAGCCGGGGCCAAGGGAGGAGGCGGACAGGATGCGCGAACCGTCCGCGCCATTACCATAGCAGAACGGGCTGTGGATTGCAATAGGTCACAGATACCACACCGGCAGAGCGCAGTCCTCGGCCCGGGGCTCGAACCACCCGCGGTCACTGCCGCACATGTTCTCATCGTTGACCATCACCACGGCTGTGGGCCAGATGTGGGGAGGCAGTAGTAACCGCGGCTCGGCACCCGGTGCCATACAGCGCAGCCACGTCTCTGGGTCAATGCGGAATACATGGTCGCAGTTATCACACCCGTGGTCGTGGTGTTGCATCTCTTATCCCATCACCAACTCAATGTTCTCGATAGCCGCCTCGGCCGCTTCCTGTGCCGCGTTGCGCGTGGCCCCCGTTGCCATCACGCACCCCAGCCGGTCGGAGTGTGACCGCACCTCGGTGACCCGTTGACCAGCCCGCGCGCGGATGTCCACCAGTAGCAACCCGCGCCACGAGTCCAGGTCGGCCACTCCGCGGATGGCGAGGATCTCGCCCAGCTTCCCGGGGAACAGATACCGTTGGCACACGTGGGTGTTGCAACTCGGCGCCAGGTCGGCCCGTGTCAGGCGGTCACCAACGCACTGCCGGATAGCCAAGGAGACCAGATTGACACCAGTCGCGGCAGGGATCTGGAACGCGGCGAAATGCCCACCCGACAGTCGCGCGTGCATCTCGACGATGATGACGTCATCAGCGGTAGCGATCATGTCGGCCTTAACCGGGCCAGTGGTCAGGCCCATGGCGCGGGCGTGGTCCTCGAATCGCATGGCGATCAGTCGCCGTGCCGGGTCGGTCAGGTCTGCCGGCATGTCGCCACCGTCCTCGATGATGTAGGGAGCGAACTGGCCCCACCGCGAGTAGTTGCGGTCGCTGATGCCCACGATACGCGCCGTGTGATCGTCACCTACTACCATCCCCTCCACCGATATCTGTTGTCCATGCACGATCTGCTCGGCGATGGCAACGCCCGAGGTAGAGCTCTCTATGGCTCGGTGCCATGCAGTGGTCAGTCCTGCGGGCTCGGTGACCACAGACACACCACGCGAGCCACGCCCGTCAGGTGGTTTGACAATGATCGGGTAGTCGGGGTCGGTCAGGTCCACCGCGGGGGCCATGTGGGCACGCCCCATGCCGCGACCGGCCTCACGCTGGAGGATCTTGTTTGCTGCGATCCGTGCCGCCTCGTTGGAGATCGACACCAGGCCGCGCGCGTTGGCCACTGCCGCCACGGTCATTGGCACATCACAGCCAAGGCTGAACACGCCACACAGCGGACCATTGAACCGCTCCCACTTCTCGGCCTCACGTAGGGTGCCTTCGATGTCATAGGTGGACACGCACGCCTCGTGTGCCGCCTGCTCCAGTCCCGGTGCTGACGCATCACTGTCGGTGCAGAATACGTCCAGCCCGAGTGCGGTCGCCTCTGAGATCCCGGGCAGTGACTCGATGCCGCCGCCAATCATCATTATTGTTCCCTGCATGGTGTCCTCATGTTACCAGTTCCTTGCCCAGCCTCCCTTGCGCTTGGGTTTGCGTCCTTCTCTGATCTTCGCGGCCTGCTCCCGGGCTGTGAGCTCCGCTGGGGGCTCAGGATCATCACCCCGGTCTGCTGCCACCCGGTCGGCCAGTGCGTCCAGGTCGTATCGCATGAGCTCCTTGGCCGCCATCGCATACACGCGGCAGTCGAGTGCCTCGTTGCGGGATCGTTTCTTGCGCCACACGGCCTTGGAGATGCCTTTCTCGAATTTGGTGACTCGCTTCTCGGCTGTGAGCTGGAGGAAGTATTCGGCCTCCCGCCCGTTGGGAAAATGGCAGTAGCCCGGTCCAGGCTCTTCGATGTGGAGCCGCGCGTAGATCATCTCTTTCGCGGTGTCGGTGCCCACGCGGACCAGTCTCGCCTTGCGTGATCCGCTGCGGATGGGGCTACTCGCCACCGGGTAGCCCTGGACGGACATGCCTTTGCTCGCATAAATCCCCCGCTTCATTTTGGCCATGCCCTGACAGTACGAGTACACCGCCTGGGTCTGGTCACCCGAGTCGATCAGTGTCCCCCGGGGGATCAGGACACGGCCGTCCGCGGTCTCATACGACATCGCGATCCATACGTCCACCTCCTCCCATAGCTCCGGTCGTGACGGGTCGCCAAGGAACACGCGGTAGTCGAGCGACCATGTTTCGTTGGCGCGTCCCCAGCCCACGAGCTCGGCCTCGATGCGGTCACCTTGGACGTCCGCGCCAATGGTCATGGCGACCACTTCCTCGGGGACGGGGTCGGTCGAGAACGGCTCGCACCGTGCCATCAGCGGGCCCTCGTCCACCTCCTCTCCCGCGTCTGTGGAGACCTCGCCCAGGACCGTGTTGACGTAGGTCCGCAATCTGACCGGGTCTTTGTGGACCTCCCGAAACTCGGTGGCGAGCTGACCCCATGTGGCATTGGGGCTGTACGAGTAGGCCGCCCATATCGCGAACCCGGCTCTTCCGAGAAACGGTGCGGTTGCCCGCCACTCGCCTTCGGATACCATCTGGCGTTGATCGGAGTAGGGGATCATCCTAGTGCAATCCGTACACTCGAACTCGGCTTTACCCGGTTGCGCGTGTGGCCACTTCAGTTGGGAGAAGCGCAGTATTTGGTATGTGCCGCACTTGAGGCACGGCACGAAGTATCGCCGCTGGTCGCTGTCGTTGTACGCTTTCTCGATGCGTGACAGACCTTGCACCGTAGGTGTTGAACCCAGCACGATCTTGCGATTCCAGTAGGTGTCGGAGCGCCTTTTGCCCAGACTGATCTGGTCACCCTCCTGACCAGCGCCCTCGGCCGGGTAACCGTCCACCTCGTCGAAGATCACCACCCGGGCCGTCACCCGGCGGAACCCGCGCGCGGAGTTGGCGCCCACGATCATAATCTGGCCACCGACGAACAGCTTTTTTAGGATCGTGTTCGACGAGTCCCGGCTTTTCTCGGGGCTCACCAGATCAGATAGTCCGGCCGTGTCTCGAATCATCGGGCCGAGCTCGTCCTTGCTCCATCCCGCCGCGTCCTCGACGGTCGGCTGTACCATCAGGATAGGACACGGGTCGTTGCTCATGTGATAGGCTATCAGATGCCCGAGTATTTTGGTGAACCCGAGGCGGGCTGACTTGATCAGTACCACCTCCTCCACAGCCGGGTCCGTCATGGCTTCCATAATCCCGACTTGATACGGGTAGGAATGCCACTTGCCACTGATGGCGGACGCCTCCGGTGACAGGTAGGCATGGCGCTCGGCCCACTCGGGCAACGTCAGCCTAGGTGGTGGGACCAGGCTCTTCGACGCCAGATCCATCGCCGACTCTGCCAGCGCAATCGTCGAGTGTTCGACGACAGGTGCCATCTACCATCTCCCATGTTTGGGCTGTCATGTCGGGGACCAGCGCACGGATGCGGGTCGGCAATGCCAGCACCTCGGTCTTGATTGCGGCAAACGCGCGTGACCATGTGGCAACCACTACGTCATGGGGGATCGCCCCCTCTGCCAGCTTGCGCGCCTGCAACTCGGTCTTCTCGGCTTGGGCCTCGGTGAGGCGTAGCTTCGCTTCCTCATACGTGCCGCCTGCTTCGCTCTTTGCCGCGCGCCGAGAGGCGAACCACTCAATGCACTCGGGCAGGTTGTAGCGATTGGCTCTCCCTTTTTGGGTCTGGACCGGGAAGCCGCTCTTTTGCCAGTTGGTTATGGTCTGGAGTGTGACGCCGAACGCCGACGCCACGTCATTACGGGAAACGATCATGCGGACTACTCCTCGTCGGCCACCATCGGAACCTCCACATAGCCCTCCGGTGGTCCTTCACGATCACCCACAGAACCCAGCGGAGCACCAGCAATCCGCATGCGCCGTTTGGTGTCCTCCCAATCTGCTTCCTCTTCGGCTGCGAGTTGCTCGCCCACCGCGTGCGACTTGTCACTGAGCTCGCGTCCCACGGTCTCGCCCCACTCGGCGTAAGGCATACGGCAACCCGGCGCCGTGGTCATCAGACAGGACTGCTCGTGCATGCGCAAGTTGACCCGCTTGGCTGCCGCGTAGCCCATCCAGAACTCATTCGCCGGCCGCTCGTACAGCGCCTCGGTTCTGACCTGCTGGCGGAGCCGGTGCTCGGTCGCCGCGTAGTCCTCTGCGCTGGTCTGAGTCTTGAGCCGTTCCAGAAACCACAGAGGCGGCATGGGCAAATAGTCCACGCCGTAGATGCCGATGGTCTTGTACTCCAGGTAGATTCCCAGAGCCATCATGTAGCAGATGGTGTTGGAGAAATAGTTAGGGTAGTCCAGTTTCGCCAGTTCCTCGGACGGGTACAGCACCGGGTGTTGGACGCCCTGGAGCGGGTGGAACAACACCACCGGGATCTCGCGTTTCTCGACTTCCCGATCTGCGGTCGTCACCTCGTCGTGGAGCTCGAACACCGCGGTGAGTTGCGGTTGCTCCATGTCGTTGACGCCCCACACGTCCATGGTCCAGTCGTTGGCCACGGTCATCCCGTACACGTTGGTGAGTCCCTTGCCGAGGATGATGAGGTTCTGACATCGCTTCAACGACTCCACCGGCTCGCAGGTTTCGCGGAACTTCTCGCGGCGCGCGGCCCGGGCTTCGGCTTCCTTTTGGCGTGCCTCCATTTCGGCCATCATGGCCTGTTCTTTGTTGCGCTCTTCTTCCACGTTGATTGCCGTTTGCAGGGTCTCTGGAGTCTCTGGCGTGTCTGTCATGGAGGTTCCCGTTGTGCGCGCATCGGGGTTGCTCCTCTGGTAAACCGAAACGAAAACCTTGGTAACTGGAGACAGAATGGGCTCGGGTTACC